CGTTTCCGTTTAAAGTATTACTTTGAAAAAATAAAACTCCGTTTCTAAATACGCTAATTTTGTAATCGTCAGTTGAGGTTGTGGTAGTTTGAATGTAAGAGTTCCCAGCTAAATAGTCTTGAGTTACGTGCAAAATTGTCGAGTTTTCGAAATAGCTATCGACACCAGTTCCCGTCCAGGTATCGATTAACTCCGGAGGTAAAATATTTGAGTCAACTCCTTGAACGTTTCCTTTACTTCGGTGCAACCACATAAATAATTGATAATAGTCAACGTTTGAATTATTAAAAAAATCATTACTAAAAGTCAATCCGTATTGACTCTCAATTGCTCTAATTATTTTATCAATTCGAATAGCATATTTTAACTCGCTCCACAAAAGCCCGTGATTGTGTCCTCCTCCGCTATGGTAGTGTAAATTTCTATCGTCATTTGAATGTCCGGAGCTACTATCAAAATAATATCTATTTGTGTGCGTAATAAAAGGCACTAAAACGTCGGCAGTTGTCGGATCTTCTCGAAAGTAAGTCAATATCTCATCTGCATTATAGATTTTATTATAAGCCGACAAAGGCAAAGCGTTCAATTTATCCTCTCCGATTAAGTCGTTGAGTTTTATTGTGTCTCCGTAGTAAGTAATTCTATAAGCGTAAGGCTGATTATTTTGCAAGTCAACGCCCTCAAGTTTGATTTTACCACTATTAAATCGGTTTGAGTCAATTTCAATATAGCCGTCAATTCTTACTCTCGCATCAAAGCCTCCGTCAATATCATAATTATAATAATGTTTAAATAAACGATTATTTTCTGAGGTTGCTGGAATTGAAAACGACTTAGAAAAATCGGTAAATACTTTGGAAATATCTTGAACGTCTTGAATGACTTGAGTTATTGAAATCGTCTCGTCGTTAAATAAATCCGTCCTTTGAAATTTACCGGTTGTATTGTCTTTTAAAAATAAGGCTAGCGTTAAATCCATTTAAATAGCGTCGTTAATTAAATTATAACTATATTCAAAATCAATCTCGTAGTTAATCAATCTATTTTTTAATTTAGTTTTTAGCTCAGTGCCTTGAGTTTTTACAATTACTGGTTTGCGATCCAACAAAACGGTTTCGCTTAAAAGTAAATCAGTAATTAATTCGTTATAACTTTCGTCAATCCAACCGGAATTAACTTTTATCGTTTGAGTTCCTACAAAATTAAAGGACTTATTTTGACCTCTTAACGCTGTATAATTAACGTTGTCCGGACTCAATTTATAATCACTATTTTTGACGCTTAAATTATTGGTTTGAGCTTTGTAAAATGTCAAAGTCTGCCAACCTCCCTCTCTATTTATAAAGTCAATTAATACCGGCGTATATTTTGGCTCACAAATTGGATAGGTATAAAATGGATCAAATGTAATTGGAGACGCTCCGTCAGGAAATAACGTGATTGTAACACTACAACCATTTACATAAGCGTTGTCAATTTTGACTAACGAAATCGGAATGCGATATAAATAAACTCCAATCAAATTATCCTGATTTATTGACGTCGGATAACTTACTCCGTCAATGCGGTCGTAAGTTACATTTAAAACGTCGCCCAAACTTTGAAAGTCAACCAATATATTTAAATATTGAATTGTATTTGTAGGATAAGTATTTTGTATTTGATAGTTATTTTTTATGTCTGAATTAAATAATAAATCTACTCTACTATTAACAGCATTTTGCAATCCGTCCATATATTGAGTGAAACCATTTACTCCAACGTATTCAGTCGTATCAATCAAAACATAAGTACCGGCATTATTCCAATATCTTTTTACTTTAAACAAAGCAAAATTTTCGTTATAATCTCCAAGTGGAACGTCAGTATATAAAGGCGCAATATTATCGATAAATTCCTTAACGAAATTTGATATATTATAATAATTTGATACGTTTGTTGGATCAGGCGACGGCTTGCTCAAAGTGTATCTCGGAGAGATTGGAGGGACTTCGCCTTGTCTCCAAATAAATAACTCTATTTTAGAGCCAATTTGCCCAGCCTCAGTGACTTCAATTACAAACGGACTTCTTACTTTAACTACTTTCATTTATTTAATATCTTTTAATGTAAATTCTAAAAACGACTCCAAATCTAAGCCGTACTTCTCAGCTATATTATTGTCAAAATCTTTGTACTCATTGTCAAACGCATTCCTAAAAAATCTCGTCTCGTATGTTCCCGTCCTATTTATCGAGTTTGTTATCGACGTTACCATTAATTTACGATTTGTAAATTGACCTCCAGCGCCTCGCACTCCTTGAATGCCTTTGCGAATAACCCACTTATCAATTGCACTCCTTGAGGCGTTTGCTTTATATGGAGAATTTGGAGCTTTTGCACTTGACTCACTTCCTTTCGTTCCATAATCTAATTGCGCCCAATAGTCCTCAGCGTAAAAATCAAACTCAATTGAGTTTTTATTCTCTTTGGCTTTGTAATCTAACGACTTCGACAATTGACCGGATGCGTTATGCGTTCCGTAACGTCCTCCGACTTTTAGATTTTGCCTCGCTCTCTCGACAACCGATTGACCGAACTCGTTAAGCGCTTGCTGTACGTTTTTAATCTCCATTACAACAAACTCCAAAATCGTTATTCGGTACGCTTATTTCAATATCACACTTCCATCCGTCTAGTGCATTCGTAAACGCTAAAAGTATCGGCTGTAAACTTGGATCGTTTTGTAATTCAATATCAAACTCATTACGTTGCAATCGCATTTTCGTAATCATATAATTTAGGATTGCGTGGCAAGTGTTGAGGTTGTCAAGCTCGTTGTCGTTCCCTAAGAATTTATCTTTTACATTTATCTTTGACATATTACGAATATCGACAACAGCCACCTCGAAAGTAAAATTGACAACTCCGTTATTAATTGAAGAGCTGAGTATATTAATATGAGCAAGCGGAAAAATATTTTTTTTAACATTGTCGATTATGTCTGTGCCGTGAGTAATTGTATTTAAAAGAGGCGCGCTCTCCAACGTACTTTTAATGTAATCTATTGCTTGATAAAATGCTCTCATTTTTTAAAGTGATTTTTAATTTGTTTTGCCTCCTCTTTGCTTTCGTCGATTAAGTAAGATAATAACGTGAGTGATTCGTGAAGAGGCTCTTTTCCAACGTCTCGAGGCTTAATTCCAAGCTCTCTTGAAAGTCTAACAAAAGATTGATACCAACCCCAGCGCTCGTTGAAACCTCCTCGAGAAATTTCCCCTCCCTCATCGCCTTGCTCTCCAAATGCGATAGGATATTGCTCAATAATTCCTTGCTTAAATTCCAAAAAAAAAGAATAGAGCCAGTAACAACGTCCATTCTTACGTCGTTAAATAACTCGGCTTTGCTCTCGTCTCCGTCGTAATCCTCAATTTGATAAAACGGCATCGCTGACTTTGTAATTGGACGATATAATACTGACATCAATAGAGCCAAATTATCCTGGTCTCCGAGTAACGTGTCAATCGTTGCGTGTTCTCCGATAGTCATTTTGTCTAAATTCGGAATAAATCCATAATGCACTCCGTTCATTTTAAACGTCCTAACGAGTTGAGGTTTCTGATCCAATACCTTAGCCAATTGCTCAACGATTTCAGCGAAGTCGTTAACCGGTATTTTCATAACGTCGGCCACGCTCAAGTTACAAAATATCGCAACCATTTGAATGCAAACAAAAGTCTCATCGTCCTGGTTGTCTTTTACTACTTTTAAATATCTCAAATATTGAGACAATTTAATCTCCTTTAAATCCGTTGGAATTACTACTCTCATATATATATAACTAAAAAAAGTGATTTTGTTTATAAAAATTATGTGATTATTACGCGTCTCGATTTGTTTATTGCCAGGCTCATCATTGCGAAGTATCTCAAGGCGTCGATTGCGTGGTTAAATTCGTCGATAGGTCGGTTTAATTTTTTACCGGTTTTGTCAACGTCCCAACTGTAACTCCTCAACTCTTTTATTAAATTGGTGCTTGACTTAGTGACTAAGATTTCCTTTTGCTGTAGTACCGAGATACCATAATTGATTGAGTCCGCTCCTTTGACAACGGGTTTGATATTGTAACCGGCGCGTCTTATCTCTTCAATTGATTCTGCACCTCTACCACCCATTGCTGGTTCTAAGTTTTCAGCAGCTACTGAATTTTTTGTTTCATTATATGCTGATAATAAGTTGTCTGGTATAGATAACAAATCTTCTTCAAATTCTATTTTAGAAATTTTAGTTAAATCACCGGTATTAATGTTAGATTCTATACCACCACCTTTTAAATACTTTATTGTTAAACTTTCGCCTGCAGGTGCTATACCAAATGTATTTGTTTTTAAGAAATTAGAAGGGTCAATACTTTGATTTAATCTATTAACCGAATTTGCTAAACCCAATCCTACATTTTTTGTATTTGGTAATATTTGTTCATCATTTAATCTAGTATCTCCACTTCCAAATTGTAAATCCATAGTATTATTTGAATTTACCTTAACAGCAAATCTATGTGGTACTTTTTGCACTTCTAAAATATACGGAACAGATGTTGTATCCGCTGCAGAATACACAACACCATCCGTATTTGCTACCGTATTTGGTTGTTCTACAAATATACTTTCTTGTGCTAAATATGGAACTTCATACCATTTAACAGAACCACCATTTGATGTTACTGATGTGATTTCTATTATATTATCATCGTCTATTGTTGCAGTTGGATAATCCGTTTCATCCGGCCCAAAACTAACACCAGTTGATACTTCACTTGCAGATATGGCTTTTACTTTTTTAGTAAGTAAATACCACAATGGGTTACCACTACTATCTCTCGTATGTACATCTACTTCTCTACTTCCAGAATTTGCAAAATCAACACCATCTGTTGTTCTAAATGTTATATTACTATTTGAATTTGATTTAATCTCTAAACCATCTTTTATCTTTAAACAAAATCTTTCATCAACTTCAAATCTAGTACCACCATCGTTCTTAAATACCGATG